CGGCCGGCCGGCCGTTCCTCACGCCGGACGGCCGGCCGTACCTTTTGACCGATCGAGAATGAGAGGACCAACATGTCAGTGACGATGAAACCGCTCTTGAGAGAGCTACGCGCCGAGGCCCAACGACTAGGCATCACGCCAGAGATAGCCGGTTGTTCGATCGAGGAATTGATCCACATGGCCCGCAAGCAGGAAGATCCGCTGGGCTGGCTTGCGATTTTCGGCTCGCCGGCCGCTCGGCGACTGGCCGAAGAAACTGAAGCGCCGCCGCCTGCCGAGGCCGTATGCGACTTGAGCGTCGACGAACAAAACGAACCGGCCGAGATCGAGAGTGACCAGGTCGTCGATCAGCAGGTCGAACAGCCCGGCCCGCGCTTTTTGCCCTCGGCAACGATTACCGTTCCGCAGCTCGACGTCGATCTTTCAGATTGTTACGTCAGTCGCCACGTCGACGTCCGCGTATTGCGGCGTCATGCCGAGGTGCTGCGTCGGTTGGCGCTTGCCCTGGACGCCAAGAACATGCTGCTGGCCAACGGCCGACGGGCCGTAACCGCGGCCGACGCCGTCCGCTGGCTGCTGGAAGAGGTGCCGCGATGCACCAAAACTGCCAAAAAAGTATGAGTTTGTCATAAAGCCATAACAAGCGGCCGGCCGGGGAGCAGCAACTCCCCGGCCGACCTAACACGCCGATCTGCCGGACCTGGAGCCGCCCTACGATAAACTCCCGCCGATCGAGGAAATGTACCGCAAGGCGCTCGACCTGGCCGACTATTGCCGCCGCACTTCACACGGCAACGAACCAGTTCCATTCTGAGGATCAGCCATGAAGGCCATCACAGTGCATCCCATCTGGGCCTGGGCGATCGTCCACGGGCACAAGCGGGTGGAAAACCGCACTTGGCGGACGCATCATCGCGGTCCGCTGCTGATCCACGCCTCGGCCGACTCGCCGGCCGCCCGGCGGAGCGACGCCGCGGCCCGCACCGCGCTGGAGGCGATGGGCGTCGCGGTCCCGCCCAACAAGAAAATCCCCCGCGAGGCGGTCGTTGGAGTGATCGAAATAATCGACGTGCTCCGCTACGCACCGGGCGATTCGGCCTCGCGGCGTTTGATTCAAGAAAACTTGCCCAATCTCCTAGCACCGCCGGCGATCGACCCAGAGGAGCTTTGCTCCGACCCACTCGCCACCGGGCCGTTCTGCTGGCTGATCGAAAGGCCGCTGATTTTCCAGCCGGCAATTTCCTTCAGCTGCCGTCAGGGCCTCTTCGACGTGCCCGGCGGCGTCATTTCGCGCGAAATAGCCTCCCTCGGACGGTAGTGTCGGTTCCCGAACAATCCGCGGAATCCGGGCCGGATTGGCGCTGTAATTGGGCCGCGCGGTGCTTTAAGCTCGATAGCTGAACGATCGCTTTTTCAGTTTTCTCCGCGCCCTCCTGTTCCGTTGAACGATGTCCGCGCTCAACTCGGCCAGCAGCTTGGTCGACATCCAGGCCTCCTACGCCGACAACGCATCCTACGCCGAGGACGGCTCGCCGGCCAAGGCCCGGGCGTTCATCACCGCCTGCCGGCTGCTGTTGCTGAAACTGCCCAAGCGGGCCAGCAGCGGCGGGGGAGGGGAAGTCGAACTCGATCCGCGGCTGATCGCCGAGGAGATCGCCGATGCCAAGCGCTATCTGACCGAGTCGAACATCCGCTCCGCGCCGCCAAAATGCTTCTCAATCGAGGATTTCCGTGATTCGTGAGTAGACGCCGCGACAACCCCAGCCTGATCGAGAGTTTCGCCGACATGCGGGCGGACTATTCGGCCGCCAAGCAGAGCCGGTTCCGCCGTCGCCGAACCGGGCTGGCCCCGATGGGGAGCGGCGCCGACTACCACTACCGCAGCGAGGCCGACTACCTGCGGATCATGGAGTACGCCCGCGACATGGACCGCAACGACTGCATCGTCGGGCAGACGATCGACCGGGCAATGGAGAACGAGATTCAGGACGGTTTCACGCTCAGCCCGCTTACCGGCGATCCGAAACTGAACAAGGACCTGGCCGAGCGGTGGTACGAGTACTCGATCGACGCCGACCGCTGCGACCTGGCCGGCGAGCGGACGTTTTGGGAGCTGGAGCAGGTGGTCTCGCGGGCGATCAAAGTGGATGGCGACATCATCGGGCTGGCCACATCGTCCGGAGCGATCGAACTGATCGAGGGCCACCGGCTGCGCAAACCGACTTTTAGCAAAAATGAGAACGTCGTCCACGGCGTCGAGTTGAACCCCCTTACCCGCAAACCGATCCGCTACTGGTTGACGCTTGAGGACGTGGGGACCGGCCCGGCGACTCTGAAATTGGACCAGTTCCGCGAATATGCCGCCCGCGACGCCAAGGGGAACAAGCAGGTTTTTCACGTACTGCGGCCGAAGCGGGCCACCCAGACCCGCGGCGTCTCCGCGCTGGCGCCGGTCTTCGACCTGGTCGGGATGCACGACGACATCGAGTTCGCCCAACTGCTGCACAAACAGATTGTCACCGGTTTCGCCGTATTCCGCGAGCGGGAGAAGGATTTTAACCAGATGTTCTCCGCCGGCGAGCAGACCGACGCGACCACCGAGCAACTCGCCAACGGCACCATTCGACAGATCGAGGGGATGGGGATGGGCCGCGAGTTTGTCGGCTACCCGGGCGAGAAGTTCAAGCTCGATTCGCCCCACGTACCCGACACGGAGTTTGCACCTTACGTGAGATTGATTTTGAATTTGATCGGAGTGAACTTGGGTATGCCCCTTTGTTTACTCTTGCTCGATCCGACGCAAACAAATTTCAGTGGGTGGAGGGGCAGTGTATCGCAGGCCCAGATGGGTTTTAGAAATAACCAGCGGCGACTGGTCGATCAGTTTCATTCGCCGATCTACCGCTGGCAGTTGCGCCGTTGGATGGCCGAGGACGCGGCGTTGCGGAACGCCGCCGCCAGCGGCGACATCGCCATTTTCGATCATCGATTCAACACTCCGACCTGGCCCTATATCGAGCCTCTTAAGGAGGCGACCGCCGATTTGGTCCGCACCCGAAACGCCTTGATTTCACATAGGCGTCGAGCCGCGGAACGAGGCATGGAATGGAGCGATCTGTCGACCGAAATTGTAGAGGACAACGCCGACCTGATCGAGAAGTCGCATCTGAAGGCCGAGGAGCTGAACGGTAAGTACAAGGGCCTGAACGTCACCTGGCGGGAGATCGCCAGCCTGCCGATGGCCGAGGGAATCCAACTCTCGCTCAACACGGACCAAGAGGAGGCTGGAAATGCCACAGCTTAATCGGAGGCCAGGGACGAGGGACGAGGGGCGGGGGTTCTCGATCCGCGCCGAGGCGGACCGCGCCGAAATCCTGCTCTACGACGTGATCGACCCCTGGTACGGGATAAGCGCGAAGGAGTTCCACAATGAGCTAAAGGCGCTTGGCAAAATCTCCACGATCGACGTGCGGATCAACAGCCCCGGCGGGAGCATCATCGAAGGGACGGCGATCCACAGCATCCTCAAACGCCAGGAGGCGAAAGTGGTCGCCCACGTCGACGGCATTGCCGCCTCGATAGCCTCGGTGGTGGCGATGGCCGCCGACGAGATCGTGATGGCCGCCGGCTCGTACATGATGGTCCACAACCCGTTCGGCATCGGCGCGGGCGAGGCCGAGGACATGCGCGAGCTGGCCGAACTGCTCGACAAGATGAAATCGCAACTGGTGAATATCTATGCCGCCCGCACCAAACGACCCGCCGAGGAAGTTTCCGCGTTCATGGACGACGAGACCTGGTTCACTGCCGAGGAGGCCGTCGCCGAGGGTTTTGCCGATCGAACTTCCGCCCAGCTCGCGCTCGCTGCGTCGATTGATCCGAACATGTTTAATCACCTTCCCCAAGAACTCAGAGGAGCCGCTCAAATGAGCCAAACCCAACCAACGCAACCCAACCCCCAAGACAACACCACCGAGCCGATCAAGCCGGCCGCCCCGCCCGCATTGCCCATCGAGACGACGACGGCAACCTTGCAGCCCCAGCCGGCCGGTTATCACGACCTGAAGGCCGCCCTTCCCGGAGCGGACGCGGAGTTCATCGCCTCGCAGCTCGAGGCCAACGCCACCGCGGCCCAGGCCCAGTCGGCCTGGATGGCCGAGCAGAACCGCCGGCTGGAGGCCACGCGGAAGGAGGCCGAGGCGGCCAAGGCCTTGGCCGACGCACAGAAGATGGGCGTCGAGCCGCTGGGCGGCGGAACAAACCAGAAGACCGGCGGCGACCCGATCGTCGCCTGGAACGAGGCCCTGCAAGCGAAGATCACACTCGGCATGTCGAGGTCGCTGGCGGTCCGGGCGGTCGTCCGCGAGAACCCGGAACTGCACAAGGAATACCTGGCGGCCTATAACGCCGCTCGAAAGACCTCCCGCCGGTAGCCCGGCCCCTTTCCACTGACCACTGACCACTAACCACCATTTTTGGAGATCAACATGAGTCAATACGTTGAAACTCCCTGCCGGACCTTCCAGGCCGGCGGGGTCATCGAACAGTTCGCCCGGGTGAAACTCACCGCCGGCAAGCTGGCCGTCTGCGGGGCCGACGAGCTGGGCATCGGCACGATCGAAATCCCGGCCCTGGCCGCCGACCAGTATTGCCCGGTCCGCCTGTGGAACGCCCAGGGGACGCGGAAGATAGTCGCGGCCAACGCCGTCACCCAGTACGCCGAGGTCTATGGAGCGGCCGCCGGTCGGTTCGACGACATCCCGTCGATGGCCCGCGGAGGGATCGCCCTGGACGCGGCCAGCGGCGCCGGCTCGATCATCGAGCTGCTGCCGCAGACGCAGGACTACGCCCCCGAGTTGAGCTAGCCAGAGAGAGATTAGGGATTGGGGATTAGGGATTAGAAGCCCGAACTCCAATCTCTAATCCCCAACCCCTAATCCCCATGTCCCTGCCGACGATCGTCCTGCTGACCGCGATCCACCGCCGCCACGGCGTGGCCGAGCGGATGCTCCGCCACCACGCCGCGGTGGCGGCCGGATTGCAGGACGTTTGTCGGCTGAGGCTGGCCGCGGTCTGTTCGCCCGAGGACGCCCCCTTTATGGAGCGTATGGCGACGGAGCTCGACCTCTTCTGGATCGAGCAGTCCAACTGGCCGCTGTCGAAGAAATGGCAGCGGGGCCTGGAGTTCGCGGCCGACGCCGTGGCGGCCGACGCCGTGATGGTGCTGGGCAGCGACGACTTCGCCAACGAGGCATATTTCCGGCTGGCGGTCGAACGGCTCGGCGACGGCTGCCCGGGTTTCGGTCCCGATTCGCTCTGGTTTCAGCAACAATCGACCGGGGCGCTGGGCCGCTGGGTCGGGCCGCTGTGGATCGAGAGCGGCGCGGAGCGGTTTCCCGCCCCGGCCGGCGCGGGCCGCGTGTTCAGCCGCGGGCTGCTCGAGGCGGTCCGCTGGCGGCTGTGGGAGTTCACTTGCAACGCCGCGCTGGACACGTATTGCTCGAAACTACTGAACAAATCGGGCCATCGCCTGGAGGTCCTGCCGATGGCCGACCGTCCGGCCTCTGCAATCGTCGACCTGAAGGACGGCCGCAACCTGCACCCCTGGGGCCGCTTCGAGTTTGCCGAGGTCCTGACCGCCGACGAGGCCCAAACCAAGTTGCGTGAATTGAACCTTGAATCTTTGACCTTGAACCTTTGACCCACCCTTTTCTTCCTGCCTTTTGGAGAACCTACCATGCCTTCCCCCTCCTCATCACTCGCCACCCTTCGTCCCGACCTGGCCGCCTCGGTCGAGGAGTTCAACCTGGCCAACGACCGGGCCGGTTTCATCGGCCTGCGGGTCCTGCCGGTCTTCGATGCCAGGAAATCATCGGGGAGCTTTGGCCGCATCCCCATCGAGCAGCTATTACAGCACCGCTCGACGGAGCGCGCCCCCGGCGCCGGTTATAGCCGCGGGACCTGGAAGTTCGAACCGGACTCCTATACCACCCTAGAGAGGGGGGCAGAGGAGCCCATATCAGATGAGGACGTTGTGAATTTTCGCGATTTTTTCGACGCCGAGCAGGTCTGCGCCCAGCGGGCCTATGACGCCGTCTTGCGCGACCAAGAGCAGCGAGTGGCCGACCTGCTGTTCAACGCCACCACCTTTGCAGGCCATACCTCGGACGTGACCAACGAATGGGACAAAAACCACAAGACCGACGCCGTGCCGATCGACGACGTGGAGACGGCCGTCCGGGCGGTCTGGACCGCGTCCGGCACCTGGCCCGACGCCCTAATCATCAACCGCCTAACGTTCAGAAACCTTCGCAATCTGGACCAGATCGTCGATCGCATCACCGCCACCGGCGCCGGTTCACCGGCCAAGCCGAGCGACATCACCGCCGCCATGCTGGCCGCGGTGTTCGACCTCCGCGAGGTAATCGTCGCCGGCAGCCCGAAGAACACGGCCGACGAGGGGCAGGACCTCTCGATCAGTTCGATCTGGTCGAGCGAATACGCGATGGTCGCCAAGCTCTGCCGCTCGAACGACCTCCGCGAGCCTGGCCTCGGCCGGACGTTTCACTGGTCCGAGGACGGCAGCCAGGTCGGCGGGACGTTCGAGACCTACCGCGAGGAGGCGATCCGAGGCGACATTGTCCGCGTCCGCCACCAGGTCGGCGAGAAGCTGATCTACGTCGAGGCGGGTTATCTGCTCGGCAACGTGACCACGCTGTAATGGCCACCGGAAGGGGACAGTCCCATTTTCGCGGCGTCCATGCCGCGAAAATCGGGACAGTCCCCCCAAACCCTGAACCCTAAAACATGCCCTCCCAGTTTGATCGACTGTATTCCGGTGTCGGACTGCCGGTCCTGCTCCAGCAGCTCGGCATTTGGGCGGTCTATCGACCGAAGACCCGCGAGAACCAGCCGCCGCGGGACATCCTCGTGATTTGCAATTACGAGCGGCAAGCCCCGTTGGAGGACGAGACGACCGAACGGGTGCAGGAGCGGATGTGGGTCGCAGCCTGGCGGGACGTGATGCGCGGCATCGACGCGCCCGAGCTGGGCGACTCGCTGTTGCGGGCGGAGCTGGACGACGAGGATTCCCCCTGGTCATTCCAGGGAGAGGTCCGCAACGAATCCTCTGTCGCCTGGGAGCTGTTGTTCGCCCGCCTCCGGCCGAGACGTTATGGACCGAAAAACAGTGGATAGTGGGTAGTGGATAGTGGGTAGTGTTTTTACCTCTGATCCCTGACCCCAGGCCCCTGACCCCTTTTATGTCCGAACCCGAAGAAGTCGGCCCGATCACTTCGGCCGTCTACCAGCTCCGCCGGCTGGTGGCCGAGAGCGCCGCGTTCCGAACGCGGGTCGAGGCCGAGGACGCCGAAGCGGCGAAGGCGCAGATAAAGACGTGGGATTACGAGGACGATCCGGTCGAGCTGCAAAAGGCCCGGCCGTTCGCCTGCGTCTGGCCGGCCGACAAGTTCGACCTGGCTCAGGTGGCCGGCGGCGGCCAGTCGCTGTTCAGTTCCGGCGGCGACCTGGTCCTGATCCTGACCGATATCGATCGCCACCCGGACGACCGCGAGGCCTCGGCCGCCGACTTCGCCGGCTGGGTGGACACGATCCTGCTGGAGATAGCGGCCGTCGCCGGCGTCGACGATCGGCTCTGCATCCGCCGCGTGACGTTCCTCCAGCGGCCGCTACGGACGGCGACCAAGGACGAGCCGAGCGCCGGGGCGTTTTGGCAGACCGCGCTTTTGATCGAATGGGGTTAATCAGCCCATGCTCCTCGCCCACTACAAACTGAACGACGACGCGGCCGATACGGTCGTCGCCGACGCCAGCGGCAACGCACTGCACGGCACTGCCTCCGCGAATACCGACACGCTCGCGGTAGCGGCCAAGCTGAACGGCGGATTGAACTTCGCCGCTTCGCATTACGCCACATTGCCCGACGGAACGTCGAGCGGTTTGGGCGGAGCGAGCGGGGCGACGGTCATCGCCTGGGTGAAGCGCAGCGGGGTCGGCACGCGGCAGTTTCTACTTCGCATGGAAGTTGCCGCCACGAAAACGAAAGCGGCAATAGAGTTTCAGTCTAACAACACGATCAAGGCGGGCGGGCGCTCGATAGCCGGAGATTCGTACCAGACCGTCACGACTGCGGGCACGTACACCGACACCGGCGATTGGCACATGCTGGCGGCGGTCTTCGATCTGCCGAACGATTCGATCAAGATTTACTACGACGGCGAATTGGCGGCGGAAGGCAATGTAAACTTCGGGCAGAACACTTTTTCCGCCGATGTCGGCGATACAGGCGCGATCGGTGCTTTTGGTCCGACGGGACACTATAAACTGAACGGCATACAGGACGAAACGCGGCTTTATAAAGAGGCGTTGCCGGAGTGGAAGATCAAGGCGCTTTACAACTTCGGCCGTGGCAGCGAGGAGTGCCAACCGTGGCAACGATTGATACGGCGGACCATTCGGCCAACGGTGAGCCATTTGATAGGAGCGGCGTAACATGTCTGACATTTTCACCAATCCATACACGGCATATTCCGCAACTCCCGGCGTCGGGGATTGGATTGTCAGAATTGACCTCGACGACCTCGACGCGGCTGCCGGCACTTTAACTATTCGGGCTACCGTAGCTGGAAGAACCGTAAACGGCGGCTCTGCGAACAGGGCCAAGGACTTGACGGAAACGACGGCCTGTATCTTCGTGCCGATCACCGCAGCCGCAGGGGAGGCCGTCGTGGTTACGGTGCAATCCAACCTGGCGGCCGATAGTGCGGGAGTAACGGTGGCATCGGCGGCCACCAACAGCGTTCGGCAGACCATCGACGCCGGAAGCTCGGATCACTACCAGGCAATTGCAAACACGAATCTGAAAATAGCGGATACGACCGGCAACTGGGCAACCGCCGGAACCTGGGCGGGTGGAGTCGTGCCGACAGAGGGCGACAACATCATCATCCGCAACGGCGTGACTGTGACGGTGGCGGCAAACTTGGATTTAGGTCAATTCGGCACGTTGCAAGTACAAGGTTCCGGTGTCCTGACCATCGCGGAAGGCGTAACGGTTGCAAGAGTTCCGGTTGGATGGACGGTGGCGGAGAACAACGGCACGGTGACGACCAACTTCGGCACGGTGACGATTAACGACGGCACGATAACGTCTAACAACGGTACGGTGACGATTAACGACGGCACGATAACAGACAACAGCAGAGTTAGCACGGTGACGACCAACTATGAAACGATAACGACTAACAACGGCACGGTGGTTAAGAACAGCGGCACGGTGGCGACCAACTATGGCACGATAACATTCAACTGCGGCATGGTGACATACCACACGTCTTACGGCACGATAACATTCAACCACGGCACGGTGACATACCACGCGTCTTACGGCACGATAACATTCAACTACGGCACGGTGACGACCAATGAAGGCCCCATTCAATTTACCCAGACTTCCACGAGTCTCGCAGCCATCGCGGCGCAAACCGACCAATTCAATTTTTCCGGCGACCGCGTTAAGGCGATTTCCCCTCCAACGTCCGGTGCTATTGGCGGCGACAAGTTTCTGATGGATTTGATAATTGAATCCGCCGACGGGCTGATTATCGAGTCAAGCGACGAAACCGATGACGGTGTGTTGGAAGGCGACCGGATCAAGACCACCCACACCCATACGGAAGCCTCGATTGGAACCCAGTGGCAGGCGACGATCAGCGTACTCCAGCACGATCCCGCCTACACGGAATTGATCGGTGATCCGGTTGTCACATTTTCTAGCAGCGATGAATCGGTCGCCACCGTCGATGCCGCCGGGCAGGTGCATTACATCGACGATGGGACGTGCCGGATCATTGCGGTGTCGGCGGCGATTGGCACAAGCCCGAGCCAGCGGGTGGAAGTCGAGATCACCAACAGCCACGAAGGCGGACAGGAAACCTTTAGATACACCTACGTGGACGATCCCGGCAGCGTGCGAGAGGATGCGACGGCGGCGGTTGATGATCGGATCGTAGTCGGAGGAAAAGAGAAGGCGATTTTCTCGACGCAGGACCACGCGACTCCGGCCTACGTCCGCAACACCGATTGTTGGGCGGCGGACTTGGACCTGACGTGCATCTCGCCGTGGAACAGCACGGGCGCGGGTCAACGGGCGGGTACGCTCATCAGCCCCCGGCACATCGTATTTGCCTACCATTATCGTATTTCCGTCGGCGCGACGATTCGGTTTGTGGACGGGGACAACAACGTCGTGAACAGGACGGTCACGGCAAGGCAGCGCATAGGCACGACCGACTTGATGATCGGCGTTCTGGATGCCAACGCGACCGGCTGTGGTTTTGCCAAAGTTCTGCCCGCCGATTGGGCCGACTACATCCCGAACAACGGTATTTACATTCCCGCACTTGCCTTGGACCAGCAGGAGAAGGCTCTTGTGACGAATGGGAACAACATCGGGGGTGTTTACTTCCGGGTTCCGACGGATGTAACTCGGCTGACGTTTTACGAATCATTGATCTTCGGCGACTCGGGCAATCCTGGTTTCCTGATTATCGACGGCGATTTAGTCGTTCTAACCGTCTGGACATACGGCGGCGCTGGCAGCGGGGCGTCAGTCGCGGGAAACAAAACAGACATCGAGGCCGCGATGGTGTCCCTCGGCGGCGGTTACAATACGCTTGCCGAAATCGACTTGAGCGGATTCAACACTTACGAGTGAGGCGATGATGGCGACGTTGAAACTGATAAACGACACCGACTTGACGCTGTACACGATTCTGCGCGATGCAGACTTGCTCTTGTGGAACACTGACGGGGAGGAGATGGAGGCATACGACTCTGAAAACTATGCCGACTACGTTATCGAGGCAACGGAGCAGGGGGATACCGGATTGTACTATGTCGTCACTCCGGCGGAATTGCCCGTGGGTATTTACTCCGCCGACTGGCGGCTGCAAGCGGGCGACGATCCGGCGGAATCCGATTTTTGCATCGGTCTACATTCAGCTTATTGGGATGGGGCAAACTGGTTTTCCGACTGGGCGATCAAGCTAGTCGAGTCCGCTTCACCCATAACAAACAGTCCCGAGGCGAAGATAGCCGCCGCCAAGGCGGCGGCGGAGGCGGTGGACACGCTCACCAAGGCCGATGGAGACGGGGACTTGGCTGAGGTTGCGAGCAATGTGGCCGAGACGTTGGCGACAATGCCCTCGGCCGCCACGATCGCTGCTGCCGTATGGGACGCGACAACGCGGACCCTTTCGAGTTTTGGAACGCTTGTAGCCTCTATTTGGGCTGCTGCTTCCAGGACACTTACCGGCTCCACCCTGGGCCTCGGCCCGACCGCTTCCCGCTCGCGGACGGACGGCTACTATACGTGTCCGCAGAGCGGGACGATCGGATTGTATCGCCGCATCCTCGGATGGGACGGCGCCGACCTCCAGCAGGCCGACGTGCAGTCGATCGCCTATTCGATCTTCGCCCTGAGCGACGACGATCCGCCGGAGCGGACGGCCGTCGAGGGGCACAAGGACGTGGAGTTGGACAAGATCGCCGTCCTCTTCGACGAAGTGCAGAGCGACGAGTGGGCCTCGGACTACAACTTTAAGCACATCCCCGACATTTCGACGAACCAGGCGTTCCCCGAGGCCGACGCTCATTACCTGGTCGAGTACCGGCTGACGCCGACCGCCGGGCAGGTGATCGTGGAACGGATCAAGGTGAGGGCGACTTAAAGGAATGATCCACTACCGCATAATGCTGAAGTTCGATCGGCCGCCCGATTTCTCCCGCCGCGGCTGGAAGGAGGTGCAGCGGGCGGCGATGCAGGCCGCGGCCGAGCACTGGCACGCGGCGATGCTGCCGCTGCACTTCGAGCAGAACGCCCGGGCGCGCTACGAATACCAGCCGCGGACGCCCGGCTACCAGGAGTCGAAGGTCCGGGCGGTGATGCGGGGCAAGGCCCGCGGCGGGATGGACCTGGTGTTTTCCGGACTGACGCGGGACTCGGCCATGAAGCGGCCGCTGATCAAGGCCTTTCCCACCCGGGCGCGGATCGATCTGCTGGTCCCGCCGTACATCGGGGT